CTTGGAAAGGATTGGCGCAACCAAGCCAGTTAACCCCGTAGCCACCAACGCTGCAGCCGACATCAGCAGCCTGAACGCTCGTCTCAAAGAGATGGAGTCGCAGCTTGCCGTCGCCAATCTTCAAATCTCGCAATTTGACAAAAACCTGAAAGGGATGGGGAGCGGGTCGCAGTTGAGTGGTGTTAAAACCATCATTCAAAGCACCGGCAAAGAGGTTGAGAGGACGAATCACAACCTCAAGGTCATGCTCAAGTCGGCTGAGATGTCGGGCAGTGCCGTTGTTAAATCACTGACAGACATTGGGCGAGCAAAGAACCTGGTCAACAACCTTGAACTTCGGGTGATCAAGTCCGAAGAACTGGGCAAGCTAAGGGACGCGGAGAAATCAGCAAGGGACCTCGCACGAGCAAAGAACCTGGTCAACAACCTTGAACTTCGGGTAATAAAGGCTGAGGAACTCGGCAAGTTGAAGGAGGCGGAGAAAGCAGCAAGGGAACTTGCACGGGCAAAGAACTTGGCCAACTCCCTTGAGCTTCGAGTGATCAAGTCCGAAGAACTTGCCAAGCTTAAGGAGTCAGAGAGGGTAACCTCCGCCCTGATGCGGGCAAAGAACCTGGCCAACAACCTTGAACTTCGGGTAATCAAGGCTGAGGAACTCGGCAAGTTGAAGGAAGCTGAGAAGCTTTCTCGGGAACTTGCAAGAGCAAAGAACCTTGCCAACTCCCTTGAACTTCGAGTAATAAAGTCCGAAGAACTGGCCAAGATCAAGGAAGCAGAGAAACTTTCCAGGGAGCTTGCCCAAGCGAAGAACCTGGCCAACAACCTTGAACTTCGAGTGATAAAGGCTGAGGAACTCGGCAAGTTGAAGGAAGCGGAGAGGCTTTCTCGGGAACTTGCGCGGGCGAAGAACCTGGCCAACTCCCTTGAACTTCGAGTAATAAAGTCCGAAGAACTAGCCAAGTTGAAGGAATCAGAGAGGCTTTCTCGGGAACTTGCGCGGGCAAAGAACCTGGCCAATTCCCTTGAGCTTCGGGTCATAAAGGCTGAGGAACTCGGAAAGTTGAAGGAAGCAGAGAGGCTTTCTCGGGAGCTTGCACGAGCAAAGAACCTCGCCAACTCCCTTGAGCTTCGAGTAATAAAGTCAGAAGAGGTCGCCAGCGCCAAGGCATTGAACGCGGAGCTTGCGCTTACTGCAAAGTATGTTGCGATGTCGGCTTCGTCCCAAATAGGAAGTCAGATAGGGGCGAGGAGACTGCTGGACGCAGGGCTGTCCCCCGCAGGCGCGTACTCGGCACAAGCTATCGCCGCAGCGAGAGCGGCGAGGTCTGTTGAAGACCTTGCGAAACAAAAGCAAAGGCTTGCAGGGGTTACAGGCGTTGCCGGATGGGAAACCAAAGGGTTCTCTGGCGCACAGAACGCACTACATTCAGCACTCCGTGGTGTCGGTGGCGCGATGGGGGCCTTGTGGCTGACCTATGGCAAGTTCGTGACCGTAATGATTGCTGCCGGGGCAGCAACGAAGATGGCCAAGGACAGTTTCAGTGCTGGCCTTGAACTTAACTTCCTATCCCAGTTCGTAGCCACTGTTGACACCCAAGGTAATGCGGCACTGAGTAAGTTGCGTGAGTTGCGCAACAACATTGCCACTGAAGTGATCAAGGTGTCGGAAGACTCCGTATTCACGACGCAAGAGAACGTGCAGGCCCTGCAGAAATTGAGCCTCGCCGGTATCGAGGCTTCGCGTGGTATCAAACTGCTCGGTACAGCGACCAACGCAGCCGTGTTCGGTCAGACCAATCTTGCTGACGCTACCGGGATGGTGCTCGACACGTTGTACAACTTCAACATGGCGTCTAATGACGCCGGGTTGATGGCTGACTCGTTCGAGCGCGTCGGTAACGTGATGGCATATACCGCTGTTACGGTCAACACGACGTTCAGCGACCTCGCCCGAGCGTTCCAGAACATCACGGGCGTGGCAGGCACGTTCAACATCGAGATCGAAGAAGCGTCGGCGCTGCTGCAGAGCTTGGCGGAAGCTGGTATCCGTGGACAGAAAGCCGGTACTTATGTAAGGAACTTCCTTGACGACATTCTCGGTGCTCCGATCAGCCAACGCGCAGAAAAGGTATTTGACAGCTTGGGGGTCGAGCGTTTCAACCCCGAGAACTTCGGGCAGTTTGGTGTCTCGCAGTACATTGATGAGTTGGTCTCCAAGCTCCAGAAGCTGGACTTCATCGAGCAGCAGAACGCGATTCGTGCAATCACGAACCAGCGGTCACGCCGTGTTCTGCGTCAGGAACTGCTGAAGTCCTACGACGACGAGACGACCCTGCTGGCTCGTGTATCTGAAATGGCAAAAGAGGCTGACGGTTCTTTGAACCGAATGTCAGAGGGGTTGCGCGACACGGGTCGCTACGCCTTGTTGATGGCCCAGTCAGCCTACAACGCAAGTGTTACGTCTGCGTTCCAGAACATCGACGGAGACAACATCTTTGCCGACATCGGGCGCACGCTTCAGGCCACGTTCAAGTCGGATGAATTCAAGGAGATCGTTACATCATTTACTAACGGTGTGGCCGAGATGCTTCGTGCCGCAGCCAACTTCTTCTCAACGTTGGTGAGTTACAAGGACGTCGTCGGTGACGTCTTCAAGGCTATCTTGTCCGCAGGGATCGTGAGCTTTGTGCTTGCTAACCTTGGCAAGATGAGCTTTGCAGTAGGGGCGTTCGCAGCAAGCGTGATCACATCGCTTGCGCTGATTAAAGCCAATGCCATAGCCACTTTCGCCGCGATAACTGCAGCGGCAATGGCTAATCCGATCACCGCCGCGCTTGTGCTTATTGGTTTGAGTGTTGCAGGAGGCATTGCCCTGTGGCAACGGTACAAGCGCGAACGTGACTTGGCGCTGGGCGACGGCATGACCTCTGTCAACCGCCAAGATGCGGAAGCGGGTATTTCACGGATCGAGCGCCAGATTTCCACATTCAAGCTTATGGCGCAGCAGGACGGGACCCAGTTCTACGATCAGCGCGTCACTGAACTTGAGCAGGACCTGAAGGCGGCGCGTGATCGTTTAGGTTCTGTGATTCTGACAGACCAGAGTGAGAGCATTGCCACGCTCGCACGAACACTGAACACGAGCAATAAGCAGATACAAGAGGCGCTGAACAAGGTTCGTGGCGACCTGCTTTCAGACTCTACCCTCTCTGGTAATGAACGGGATAATCGTGAGTTCGAGAAAGTCAACGAACTTGCAAAGAAAGCCACTGCGGACATCATCGCAGCTCGTAAAACGCTAGATGGGTTGCGCACCGCACGATCACAAACCACAGACGAGCTTGCAAAGCAGCAGCTTGCTTCTGATATTGCTGCGGCAACAAAAGAACTTGCTGACTATGAGGAGACGCTGGAGACCGCAGTCAACAGGATGTCTTCGATTGTCGAGAAGAAGCTATTCGCAAATGTGCCTGATGTGATCAAGGCTCGTTTTGGAGCGGGCATCAAAGCGTTGAGTGAAAAGCTGAAGGAGACCGAAGAAGAGCTTGCAAAGTCCCGGTTCTCTGATGAGCAAAATAAATCTATTGAAATTGTGTCAGCCGAGTCGTTGGCCGCGCTCAATACCTCACAGGCGCTCGCTGCTGAGGGGGCTTTTCAGCTTGCCCAAAGTGCAGGCCGAGCCACTGACATGTTGTTGGCTGAAGCGAACGCTGCTCAACATGTGGCGCAGGAGTCTGAGAACCTTGCTGCTACATTAAGAAAGGTTCAAGAGGCTAAGGACGTTCTGGCTGGAAAGTCCGCGCTGTCTGCAGAATCCTTGATCGGCATGGACCAGTACGAGTTGCAAGGATTGACTGATGCGTTGCGCCGTCAAGGCGAGCAGGCGATTATGACTGCCGCGCAACTTGACCAACTTGCGAAAGGAAACTTCAACGCCGCAAAAGCAACGCTTGAGTTCCGCAAAGCAACGTTGATGGCGAATGGCAGCAGCATCGACCGCATCGCAGAAGTGCAGACCCAGATTGACCTGATTAACGCGCTCGCACAACAGTACCAAGTGACCCGCGACCAGGTTGCGGCTGGGTCTTCGGGCCGAGGTGCAACGAGAGACACCCGCTCCACAGCCATCCCCGAAGTCGCGGACGTGCGCAAGGTCGCGGACGCGGAGTACAAGCAGTACATGACCTACGTCGAGCACTCGAAGAAGGTCGTGGAACTGAAGAAGCGCACGGGCCAGATCAACGAGGTCGAGTACCAGAACGCAATGGACGCCATCGCGGATCAGTCCATCAACCTCGGGGTGCAGCGCGAGAAGATGGTCCAGAGCGAGATTCAGGCTCAGCTCGCCAAGGCGAAAGACGACACGGTCAAGAAGCGCCTCGGAGCCTCGATGAGTGAGAGCGTTGCCAAGGAAGAAGAACTGAGGTTGCAAGCTACGCTGGAGCTTGACTTCGTCGGTGTGCGCGAGGCAGCAGAAATATTCAAGATGACGCGTGACCACGCCGACACCTTGGACAAGTTGGCGTTGGCCGAGCAGCGCACGCGGGAAGAAGTGGCGCAACGCATGGCGTTTGAGATGCAGGCCAACCCGATCAGGCTCGCCGGGGACCGGGCCGTGTACGAGGTTGCAAAAACGTACCGCCAGGAACTGGAGAAGATTGACGAACTGATGAAGGCTAATCAGGGGAGCCCGGATCGCTTAGACACCCTGGTCACCGCCCGAGACAACATCATCGCCCAGATGCAGGAGCAGCAAGTTCTCGCTCGTCAGTTGGCTGAGTTCGACGCCGAGCGCATGCGCTCCTTCAGCTACGGATGGGAACAAGCCTTCATCAAGTTCAATGACGACGCCACCAATTACGCAGTTAAGGCTGATGATGTTTTCAAGACAATGTCACAGGGGATACAAGGCTCCCTTGAAACTTTCTTCATGAACCCGACGAAGGAGGGGTTCAAGGGCTTGCTCCTGTCATTCGTAGACATGCTAAGGCAGATGGTGTCTAAAGCGATGGCAGCTAAGCTAACTGAGGCTCTGTTCAACTCCAACTCAGGCGGCAACATGTTGCTGAGCTTGGCCAGCACCATAGTCGGCGGGAGTTTAGGTGGAACCCAGAGCCCCGCCCCTGTCATCGAGCGGAGCTTTTCCAGATTCGCAGACGGCGGCGCATTCGACAACACCAACGTTACACGTTTCGCCAAAGGCGGCGCATTCGGTAACGGGGAAGTGCTCACGCAGCCGACCTTCTTCAAGTTCGCCAACGGTGGATCGTGGCGCGACGGGGTCGCGGGCGAGGCCGGTCCCGAGGCCGCGCTCCCGCTGAAGCGCATGGCCAATGGAAAGCTCGGGGTTCACATGGACGGAGGCGGGGCCAGCGGCGGTTCCAGCGCCCCATCCAATATCCGAATAGTTAATGCCTTTGACTCATCGTTCATTGGTGAGTACATGGGGTCTTCTGATGGCGAGGAAGTGGTGCTGAACATTATTAAGCGCAACTCAACATCTATACGGAGCCTCGTCGCATGATAAGCGTGTGGCCATTTATCCCTGTAGGTGACACGGTTGAAACTCTTTCATGGTTGACTGAGGTTATCCAGACCAAAGCATCTGAGCAGAGAATACAACTTCGCCAAGTTCCAAGGCGGCAGTTCGACTTTTCACACGCACTCCTTAATAAAGACGTTGTCGCTGCAGCATCTCTAGTGTCTGCTTCCGATGAGTTCTATATCCCTGACTGGACAACAGGTCAAATAGGATCGGTCTTGTTAATCGCAGGAACTAACTTAACCGTTGCAATGGACACAACTGATCTGTGGATCGGGTTAGGTAGCCACGTCGGTTGGCTGAAACCAAATGGTTTGTGGGAAGTAACAATGGTTACAGACCACACCCCGTCCTCTATTACTTTGGCTAACGTGTCTGAGTCAGTTTCATCGGCCAGCTTGTGGATATTTGACCGGGCTGTTTCAAGAGAAGGGGTGTCTTTTGACACAAGACCGGGCGGGCTCACTAGAGCCACTGTCAGCTTTGAGACCGCGCTTACTTTAGATGGTGGCCACTCGGAGTACCCGCAGTACAGGGGTCATGATGTTCTCACAGACACGCCCGTGGTCGGGTCAGGTTCACTAAAGTCTAGCGGGGCGTGGGATTACGACGACATTGATAATTCATTAGGTGCGCCGACGCTTCTTCGGAATAGAAAAACTCACGACCGGGTCTTCTCAATGCGCTGGCACTATTTCAGCAAAGGTGATATAAAAAGAAATAGGAAATGGATATTCAGCAGGATTGGGAAGCTCAAGGCTTTTTGGCTACCGAGCTTCCAGAACGACATGAAGGCGTCTGTAGGGATAACCGATTCCGGCACCACGCTTTCCGTTTTCGCCCCTGAGAAATCCATAGATTTTGGTAGGCAAACTTTCGATATAGAGATTTATGGGTTGAGCTTGTACAGACGGCGTGTCCTGGCTGTAGCCCACGGCTCTCTGGTTGGTGGAATGAGAACTTTGAACTTACTCCTTGACTCCTCGTTGGGCACAACGCATTCCACCTCGCAGATTGGAAGGATTAGCTTTTTGCGCTGCGTTCGTTTCAACGCTGACAGGATCGAGTTCTCACACAACATCTCCGCTGGCGTCAGTGTGGCCGTCCCGTGCATCGAGGTGCCCGTTCCATGAGCTACGCCATTATTGAGGCCAGCGTGCAAAACGCCGCACCTGTCTGGCTATATGAATTCATCCACATGGCGCTACACCAGCGCACCGACCGCGCAGACGCACGCCACGCACACATGGGCACCATCGCCCGTATCGCACACGGACATATCACAGACCGGCGACATGGCGCGGCAGGGCGTCACGCTCACCTTCCCGCGCACTGACGCCTTTGCGCTTCAGTTCGTGCGCGATGCCGTGGATGCAGTGACGACCGTGACGCTCTATCGCGGACACCCGGAAGATGGCGAGTTCGTCACGTTCTGGAAGGGCCGCGTCGCGGCAGGCAAGGCCAGCGGGCAGCGGATCGAAGTCGAGTGTGAATCCATATTCACAAGCCTACGTCGGGCAGGGCTTCGCGCAAGGTATCAGCGCAATTGTCGGCATGCCTTGTATCAACGCGGATGCAACCTTAACCGCGCTTCGTTCGCTGTTGCTGGCACGGTGTCAGCAGTGAGCGGGCCGACCGTGACCGTTTCAGCAGCATCTGCGCAACCGGACGGATTCTACCTTGGCGGCATGATCGAGGACGGCAACGGCGTGCTGCGCATGATCGTTAATCATGTCGGTTCAGTGCTAACCCTGTTTCGCCCGATTCACGGCTTATCCGTTTCGGATGCGGTGACGATCTATCCCGGTTGCGACCGCTCGCTATCCACATGTATATCCAAGTTCGATAACCGCGCTAACTTCGGCGGCTTTCCGTGGATGCCGCAGAAAAACCCGATGGGCGGAAGCTCGATCATATGAGGGCGCGATAAATGTGGCCGCAAATCATTCTGTGGGTCGTCACGACGGTCATCAGCTACGCGCTGCAACCGAAACCGCAGAACGCAAAGCCTGCACAGTTGAAAGACATCCAGCAGCCGACCGCAGAAGAAGGGCGAGAGTTCGGCGTGCTGTTCGGCACGCGAGACATTCAAGCTCCGAACTCAGTCTGGTACGGGCACCTCAGAACGATAGCGATCAAGAGCAAAGGCGGGAAGAAATGATACGCGTGAAGATTCGCCACGTATTGATGATCGGAGGGTGTCGCGCCGGTGCGCGTGCGTTTATCGAGCGTCACGGACTGGACTGGGCCGAGTTCCGGCGCGAAGGATTGCCCGTCGAGCAGGTCGAGGCGACCAGGGACGCGATGGCGCTAAAAGTTGCGGAGGTGGCGCGTGGGCAGCAGTAAAAAGCAGACGGTCGGCTATGAATACTATCTCGGCAATCACCTCGGACTGTGCCACGGCCCGATAGATAGAATCGTTCGCTTGAGATGGGACGAGCGTGACGCATGGATCGGTGATTCGGCGGGCGGGACGATTAACGTAAATGCGCGTGATCTATTCGGCGGCGAAAAACGCGAGGGCGGGATTTCGGGCAACTTGCAATTCGACCCCGGCCATTCAACACAGGGATTTAATGGATACCTGACTTCGCAACTCGGCGGCACCGTGCCCGCGTTTCGCGGGATTGCTGCGCTCGCGCTCAATCAGATGTATTTGGGCAATAACCCGTATCTGAAAAAGATGGATGTGCGGGCTTCGCGGATTCATACGCGGCAGGATGGGATTGCGCAGTGGTATGACGCGAAGGCGCAGATCGGCGGGATGAACACGGTAATTGCTGATGCGTGCCTGGCTTTTACGGCGCGAAACAGTGATGGGTTTGCGTCTTTTCGGGCTCTGGCTTCTGACGGGAGTCGCGTCGTCGGAGTTGGGACGGCGAATTTCCTAACGTATTCGGACGACCAGGGCGACACATGGACGCGCGTTGCGGCTCCGTGGATCAGTGAGGCGCGCGGCATTGCTTTCGGCGCCGGCGTTTGGATTGCCGCTATCAATGCGGCAACAGACGGGATATACAGATCGACAGACGGAATCAACTGGACGAGGCCAACACTGGGATTCCAGGGCGCAGGGTTTAATAGCGTCATTTGGGCGGGTGCATATTTCGTTGCGGTTGGCGGTGCCGGGGTTGTCTATCACGGCACTGCAGACGGATTAACCTGGGCAAAGCGCGCGGGCAACGCGCTGCCGAGCGGATGGCCGCACCAAGCGCTGAATGCCGTCGCGTTTAATGACGGCGTGTGTGTTATTGCTGGACAGAATCAATTTCTGGCAACCGTGAGCGTTGCTTCTGGATTCGACTTTACGATACGAACAAGCCCAGTAACAGCTACTTTTAATTGCGCGGCGTGGAGCCCGTCAGAAAATATGTTTTATGTGGGCGGGACTTTAGCGCGTGGCGCAGTTTCGACAGACGGAGGGTCGACCTGGACAGCGTTGGTTATTGGGGCGGCGCCGATAACTGCATGTTTGGTCACTGGCGCCGAGTTTCTTGTGCTGGCAAGCGGAACCGCTTCAACGACGGCAAGATATTACAGAAAATCTGGCGGCATATGGGCAGATTGCCCGATTCCAACGGCAAACAGCGGCGAGGTCCGTGGATTTGCTTTTGCCGGGGAAAAGTTGGTTTTCGGCGGCACTGCGTCATTTGTCGGAAATGCTACCTATCTCGAGCCGCCTGCGACACCCTGCGCCGACATGAATCCGGCTCATATTATCAGGGAGTGTTTGACTGATCCCGACTGGGGTATGGGCTACGCAGAAGCGGACGTTGATGACGATTCATTCACTGCCGCAGCCGACACGCTCCACGCCGAGCAGATGGGCATCTCGCTATTGTGGGATAGTCAATCAAAGATTGAAGAGTTCATAGACTTGATCGTGCAGCATATCGACGCGGCGCTTTACGTCGATAACGTCACCGGCAAATTCACGCTCAAGCTGATCCGCTCAGACTACGATGTGGGAACGATTATTGAGCTTGGCGAAGGCGAGATTGAGCGCGTAGAGGGATACAGCAGGCCCGCGTTTGGCGAGCTAATCAACCAGGTGACGGTCAATTACTGGGATCAGGCAACGGGCCAGACGGCCACGACCACCGCGCACGATCAGGCGTTGCAGCAAATGCAGGGCGGCGCAATCGGTACGACGGTGCAATACCCCGGCTTTACCAATCCGCGTTGCGAGACTTGCGGGCGCTATCCACTCCGCTATTGTCATGCACAATCTATGCCACGCGCAAAGCGGCGGCGTTGAAGATCGGCGGCGTGTTTAAGTTCGTTTGGCCCGATCTGCACGAAGGCGCGATTGTCATGCGCGTGACCGGCATGGCGCTTGGTGATGGGCGCACGAACAAGGTGCGGATTACGTGCGTCGAGGATGTATTCGCTTCTCCGATTGCCAGTCTAGTGGTGGAGCTTCCGCCCGTTTGGGACGACCCGTCACAACCGCCCGTGCCTGCCGATCACCGGCTTGTCGATAGGGGTCTTGGTCCCGCGGTCCTTCACCAGTTCCAGCGCGCAATTGGCATAGCCCAGGGCGCCGGTCGGATTGGAGCCGCC